TTCCTCAGAATATTCGTCAGAACTTTGTAGTTTCATTCTCTCTTCGTGCTGCCCTACACTTTCTAGACCTGAGAGCAAAACTAGATGCTCAGGTGGAGATTCAGGCACTTTGTGAAGGTATGGTTCCTGTACTGAAGGAATGGGTTCCTGAGATCTTTAGTTATTATGAGGAAAAGCGTCTTCATAGAGCTCGTTTGAGTCCATAATTTAATTCTATCCTGTTATAAATAATATTGTTAATAACAGGATAAAATGAGACATAAACATCATATAATTCCAAGATATGAAGGTGGAAGTAATTTACAAGAAAATCTTGTTGAATTAACTACAACTCAACATGCTATGTGGCATTATGCTGAATGGACTAGAAAAAAAGATGACAGAGATTATCTTGCCTGGAAATGTCTTTCTGGGCAAATAGGTAAAGAAGAAATCCAAAAAATTAAATCTAGGATAGGTTATGACAAAATGAAAGAAGTCACAAAACATCGACCACATCCTGGAACTAAATTAAAAGGTAGAAAACAAAGTGAAGAACATAAAAAGAATAGAAGCAAGTCGCTGAAAGGGAAAGTGTGTTGTAGTCCAGAAGCAATATCACGAATGAAAGAAACTAAAAGAAAACTAACAGAAAAGCAAGTTAAGGAAATTATGGCAAGTAAAGAAAAAGGTATTATACTTGCCAATAAATATAATGTAACCCCGTCTTTGATTTCTCAAATTAGAAATAATAAAGCATCGGGATATAAACACATAATTTAAGAGGTGAAAATTTTGGCAACATACCCAATTATCAATAAGACCACTGGCGAACAGAAAGAAGTGGAGATGAGTATTCACGACTGGGACCAGTGGAAAAAAGACAATGAAGACTGGATCAGAGATTGGTCTGATCCATCTACTTGTCCACAACCTGGAGAAGTTGGAGACTGGCGTAATAAGCTAGTCTCTAAGCATCCTGGATGGAATGATGTTTTAGATAAAGCAAGCAAAGCACCAAAATCACGAGTAAAGAAAATCTAGTATGGCAAGAAGAAAAAGAGCAGAGCAACCAATCGGTGTTGGTCTTACCACTCGTCAAATGAAGCGTAAAAAACCTTTAAGCGGTGAATATCTGATAGATATTGACCCACTTACCGAGAATCAAAAGAGACTTTTTGATTCCTATGCCGACCAAAAGCATTTAGTTGCCTATGGGTGTGCTGGAACAGGTAAAACTTTTATCACTCTTTATAATGCTCTTCGTGAGGTTTTAGATGAAAGAACACCTTTTGAAAAAATCTATCTTGTTCGTTCTTTAGTTGCCACAAGAGAGATTGGATTTCTTCCTGGTTCTTATGATGACAAGTCGGATATTTACCAGATTCCTTATAAGAATATGGTGAAGTATATGTTCCAGATGCCTTCTGATGCAGATTTTGAGATGCTCTATGGAAATCTAAAATCTCAGGAAACCATTAAGTTCTGGAGTACTTCATTTTTAAGAGGAACCACGCTTGATAATTCGATTGTGATTGTGGATGAGTTCCAGAATATGTCATATCACGAACTAGATTCTATTATCACTCGTGTTGGTGAGAACTCAAAGATTATGTTCTGTGGAGATGCGTCTCAATCAGATTTACAAAAAACAAATGAGCGTAATGGAATCGTTGATTTTATGACAGTATTGCGTAAAATGACATCTTTTGATATAATTGAATTTGGTGTAGAGGATATTGTTCGTTCTGGACTTGTTAAAGAGTATATTATTGCCAAAATGGAAGCAGGATTTTAATGTTTAATCATATTGATTTGAATCTCCCTCAACTTGAGAGAGAAACTATAGATGGTGTTCGATATTATAAAGTTCCGGATGAAGACCAACCACTTAAGTTGGTCTCTATCACATCAGTTACTAGTCATATTAATCGTGAAATTTTTATCAATTGGCGAAAAAAAGTTGGTGAAGCGGAAGCTGAAAAGATTACTAAGGCGGCTACTTCTCGCGGTACGGACCTTCATACTCTTGTGGAAAATCATCTTTACAATAAAGATTTGCCGCCAGTTGCGCCGATGGCGGATTTTCTTTTTAAAATTGCGAAGAAAGATTTAACTCGCATAAATAATATTCATGCTCTTGAAGGTTCTCTTTATAGCAAACAACTAGGAATTGCTGGAACCGTAGATTGTATTGCCGAATTTGATGGTGAACTGTCAATAATCGATTTTAAGACTTCTAAAAAACCAAAACCACGAGAGTGGATCGAACATTATTTTGTTCAGTGTATGGCATATGGATGTATGTTATACGAAATAACTGGTATTCCAGTTAAAAAACTTGTAATTATTATGTCCTGCGAAAATGGAGAATGTGTCGTTTATGAAGAAAGAGACAAATCAAAGTACATCAAACTGCTCACAGAGTATATTAGAAAATTTGTTAGAGATAAACTTGAACTCTATGGAACCAAATAAAGAATTAGAACAGGCAATAGAGAATAAATTTTTAACTCCTTCTAGATTTGCACTAGAAATCGAAAAAATAGTCTCCGAAGAAAATGTAAATTACATCGATGCAATTATTCACTATTGTGAAATTAATAGTCTTGAAGTAGAATCTGTAACTAAACTTATTTCAAAACCTTTGAAAGAAAGACTCAAATGGGATGCAACTCGTTTGAATTTTATGAAGCGAACTTCGAAAGCAAAATTGCCTTTATGAGGGTTTGATTTTTAACATTTTTTATGTTAAAATTGGGGATATTCTAAATAGTTATAAACTTATTTGAGAAACCCTAATGCCCTATAAGAATAGACAGGACGCTCTTGATTATGCTAAAGCATATAGAGAAAGCGAAAGAGGTGGTAAAATAACCAAAGCAGGTAAAGATGCTTGGTATCAGCAAGAAAAAGAACGTATCAAACTTAAAGAAAGAGACAGACGCCGCCTAATGCGTGAAAATGCTCTTGAAGAATTGGGTGGTAAATGTGTAATATGTGGAACTACTGAAAATTTGGAGTTTAACCACATAGACCCTTCTACGAAAGAACGTGAAGTATCTACCAAGTGTGGTCTTCGCCATAAGGAACATTTGAAGTGCGAACTTTTATGTAAAGAACACCATCGTCTTTGGTCAAACGCAGAAGCAAGATTGGCTAGACAACACTGGCTCACAAGTTTATCGGTTGAAGAAAGGAGGAAACGAATTAGTGACTGCCTTTGAATGCTATCAACATTATCTTTCACTAAAAAACCACTTTACCAACCCCAAATATGATTTTTTTAAATATGGCGCAAAAACCAGAGCATCAGTCACTTCTTTCAACAAACGGCGAGATAAGTATTTTTTTGAGAAGACAAGTCGCAAATTTTCTGATAAAGAAGTTGTAGATTTTCTTGTATCAAATTTCATATCAGCAGACAACCCACAGAACTTATGGATTGGGGAAATTATCAATTCCGGAGAAAGGACCTACGCAGACTGGATGAGAAGACAACAGAGTTTGACTTACTTGTTCAAAGAACAGTCGGAAGAATTCTTCTCACAAACAAAATTAGAAGATGCCTTGACTTGCTCAAAAGGACACCCACCAATTCTAAAAAAGTTTCTGAGTGGGAATATTGACCTAGAAACACTAGTCATATATGATATGATATTTTCGTATATTGATGAGTTTGATAAGAAACTTTTGGACCCAGTGTGGGAAACCGTAAGTTTAAAAATTAAAAAATATAAACCTTTTATACATATTGATGTGTTCTCTTACAAGCGAATTTTGCGGGACACTATAAATGAGTAGTTTTTTTGATTCTGATATTATTCAGGATGAACTGAAAGAAATTAATAACCTACAAGAGGAGATTTACGGAAGTATTCTCACTTTTGGTATAATGGATCGTGAAACTAAACTAGAACACATTGAAAAATTAACATTATTACTTGAAAAACAACGTATAATGTATGCAAGACTTTCTCTTTCTGATGACCCACAAGCGGTTGAAATGAAAGAGAATCTGAGAAAGTCCGTTGCTCTGATGGGATTTCCCCCAGAGACTGATATGAGCGTTCTTTTCAGCAGTATGACAAAAACCATTGAGTCACTCAAAAAGTATCTTGACTGATGAGTGCTTTCTTGCTATAATATCCAAGTAAATCTCCCGAATCCAAACTATCCGAGGTATCTAAAATGGGTTTTGCCGACCTTAAAAAACAATCTAAACTTGGTTCTCTCACCGAAAAACTGGTGAAAGAAGTCGAAAAAATGAATAATTCTGGTAATTCTTCCGACGACCGTGTATGGAAACTTGAATGTGATAAAAGCGGCAATGGATATGCCGTCATTCGTTTCCTGCCTGCTCCCGATGGCGAAGACCTGCCATTTGTTAAAGTCTATTCTCACGCCTTCCAGGGTCCTGGTGGTTGGTTGATTGACTCGTGCCTTACCACCCTGAATCAGAAGTGCCCTGTGTGCGAACACAACTCTGGTCTCTGGAATTCTGGTATGGATTCCAATAAGGAAGTTGCACGTAAGCAGAAGCGCAAACTGACTTATGTGAGCAATATCTATGTCGTAAAGGATCCCACTAATCCCGAGAATGAAGGTAAGGTATTCCTGTTCAAATATGGTAAGAAAATCTTCGACAAACTCACCGAAGCAATGCAACCCGAGTTTGAAGATGAGACTCCTATCGATCCGTTTGACTTCTGGAAAGGTGCTAACTTCAAACTGAAGGCAAAGAACGTTGCTGGTTATCGTAACTATGATTCCAGTGAATTTGCTTCTCAGAGTGCTCTTCTAAATGATGATGATGCTATGGAAGCAATCTGGAAGAAGCAGTATTCTCTTGCCGAGTTTGTTGCTCCCGACCAGTTCAAGTCCTATGAGGAAATGAAGAAGCGTCTTGAATCTGTTCTGGGTGGAAAGACTGCTCGTGTTGATTCTGAAGTTGAGGACGAGGATGACTATCGTGGTCCTGCTCCTTCTCTGACCGAAGACCTGCGTAGCGAACTCAACAACCTGAAACCGACTCGTTCTGTTGCGGTTGATGATGACGATGATGATGCACTTTCGTACTTCGCAAAGTTGGCATCTGACGACTGATTCATAATATAGTAAAGGGGAGACTAATCTCCCCTTTTTTATTGAAAATGTTATGGGCGAGTTGAGTTTGTATTTTCTGTTTTGATTAAGCGATCATTAATATATTGAGAAGATTCATCATAAAGCATAAGTCTTCTACTATCATTCAGGAATTGTTGTAGATATTCTTGTTTTAAAGTATAAATTGTAGATTTTTTATCATTCTCTCTAGTTTCATACTCGTAATTTGAAACCGCAACTACGGGATTTTTAGTGATTACTTCATCTTTTAATTCGTCATAAAAAGTTACGGTAAAATCAGAATCAACTACTTTACCTGCTGGCATAATTAATCTACCTCTAGAGTCTTTAACCTCTGTTGTTTCGTAAAATTTGATTGAACTAAGTTCTTCTACTCCATATCTTGCTTCGGCAAACTTATAAAGTTGATGAGTAGAAAGAGGCCATTCATCACGAACGTTTGTGATTCCAGCAGAAATTAGTACAACCCAATCAAGTTCTGGACTACCATATAATTCTTCTGCGACTAATTCTGGTCTGGTTCCATCGACAATTTCATATTTGTCAAATACTGTAAAAACATTCTTAAGATCTTCACGAAGTTTAACTCTGCGAAATAGATTTTTTACCAGAAGATAATCTTGCGAAGACTTCTTATCTGATAAGAATGATTGATATTCTAGATCTGGAAGTTCTCTGAAGTATCCCATTTTAGAATCCTACTCCTAATGTATAATCATTAGTACCAGAAATAGTAGTATACTTCGTACCATAATCTTCATTATAAATTGGTTGAAGTTCTCTAAAACTTAAATCCATAATATATGAAATAGGAGATCCATCATTATATGTTGCATAAATGTTTTCTCCAGTATAATTAACGCTTATATCAGTTAATGCACATTGTTTAAACTTGTGTAGATATGGATGATCATCATTTCCTTTCCTATATCTTAATTCAAAAAAGTTAGGAGTTTTTAAAAATACCTTTACATTCGAAGATTCTGTTTTTGGTGCCATATTCTGTTTGAAAGTTCTTATAATTGCTCTAATTTGTTCAGCTTCTTTTTTACTTCTTGGAGTCATTTTAAATGAAAATTTAAATGCCCTTAAAGTAACTCCATTAAATAAAAGTTCCATATTTGGATTAAATATTTCTCCTTGTTCTCTTGCCAATATTTGATCTATCGTAACATTTGCACCAAATACATTAACTGCCTGTGCTGCTAGATATTTTCTTGCTAATTCTCCTGCTCTATCAAGAGATAAACCTGTAGATTGTATTGCAGTATTAACTCTTCCTTTAGCGTCTGCAAAAGATGCTGGAAGATTTCCCAAATCTATACCCATAGCACCTTTAGTCCCCTCAACAGCAGCTGCAACAATTCCATTCATACTGTCATCAGCATACCTAACACTATTACCATCTTGAATATTAGAAGGCATAGGTAGTAAAACTGTACCTTCATTCACTAATGATCCTTGTTTTTCTTTACTTTTAATTCCTCCTACTTTATTATTAAAAGTATTGAAAGTTGGAGTTCTATTGATGAGACCTGTCCTTGTTGCACTTTGAATATCAATCTGCAAATAGTCAGTAGTTTCGGTTATTGCGTCGTATGGGTATCGAAGTACCTGTGCCATCTTTTTTTAACTATTTAGAATAGAATTGCTAGGTTCTTTTAATATTTGCAAATGGTAAGGCACTCAAGTCTCTGATTTCTTGGGGATATACTTTATGTAGAGATCCAATGACTTCTTCCCAAGAATATTGTCTAGTTTCTCCCCAGTGAAGGTTAATACCACGAAATCCCCAACGATAAATATTTGTCACCGCAACAAAGGGATGTGCATCATAACTTATTCCTGAAGTTTTGGGGGAATAGAAGAATATATAATGCTTTCCAATATCAGGAACTAGAGTAGTATCTCTTAATTTATCTACTATTAATAGCATTAAATCATCAGGATCTTCAGTACCTATTAAATTATCTATAATTTGACGAACTCGACTCGTTCTTTTAGTCGTATCGGCAGGATTATTTCTTTCTCTAAGAGGTTTTCTTGGCATTAGTTAATACCCAATTCATTTTCTGTGAGGATTTTAAATTCCCAATTTCTATCTTCACAGAATTCTTGTGCCGCTTTCCACTTTGCCTGATTTCTAGCCCATTCAGTAACTTCATAGATATATGATTTTGTTTTTCTTTTTTGAACTTTTGGTTCGATAGTTTGCTTTTGTGGTTTGATTTCTATAATATACTTTTTAATTTGTCCCGTAC